AAGTCCGCTTGTAAATGTCAGCTAGCGTTTGCTGCTCTTGTTGTTGACGCGCAGCATTGGCCAGCCGTGCCTCTTGCATTTGGCCCTGCAAAGCCAAATGTTTCAAGGACATAGCTTTGGTGGCCATGTCCACCGGGCTATCGAATTGGGGAGGCCGTACTTGAAGTGGGATAGAAGTGTCAAGCATTTAGATTCTCCTTATCCCAAATTGCTGAATTCCGAGCCGTCACCACCGGCCCAGGGCATCGAACCGCCACTCGAAGAAGCAGGTACGGTAGTAGTGGCCGGTTTCATGTTATTCAGATACTGCTGCTGCATGTACCAATTACCGAGAGTCTGAACGCCATTGTTAATGGCGTTAGCGCCCCCGACATATCCAGAGGCTCGGGCATTTCCAACTTGCATCTGGTTATTGCCAATATATTGAGCGTTCTGAGTGCCCATATTAGCAACATCGCGAGTCGCAGTTTGCCCAAGACCGGCGATAGAGGACAACCGATTAAAGCGGGTAGTCTGGTCGTTGTTGAACCGATTATACGCGTTACTGTACTCGTTGGAAGCAAAGTCTTGACCGTATCGAGTAAGAGCTTTCAAAGTTCCGCCATTGAGCAGACCGCCACGGGCAGCCGCGCCTGCTTCGAGCCCCCTTTGACCCTCGTCCATCCGAAATTGATACCCGGGGTCCTTCGTAAAATCTGACAATCCGAAGGTATGATTGAACTCGCCTCCCGCAGCAGTTCCCCGGCTCAAATCTCCAAGAGCGGCGACCCCAGCGTCGTGCCAGGGCATTGCATCTTGTCGATTTTGATAGAACTGTGCGTTGGAAGTTTCTGACGCCTTATTGGCGGCATCTTCTTGGGCACTGGCGGCTTTGCCCGCTGCCATATTAGACGCTACTCCGCCGATAACTGCGCTGCCGATAACTGCTGCTGCGACCATATTTATTCTCCAATCCACTTGGAATAATAGATTTCAACTCGTTCGAAATCTAAGAATTCGAACAAAGCACTCGCATCGGCTTTGACTTTGCTACCGACGAACCAGCGTTGAACGCCGCGTCTCTTTAACTCTTTCTCAACTACCCGGAATAGACGAACTCCCGGCAGCCCTTGTGCTCTCTTGTCGGGATGGACGTAAAAGATGTCCATCGTGCAAGTAAGACAATCTTTGTAGTGCAACCCGGGCGCGATGAAACCGATGAAATATCCCACCGGCACGCCCAGTTCACGCATTGTCACGAACAACAATTCACCACGGGCTTCACGGGCTTTGTAGATGTCATACTGAGGATTCAGCGGAACCTTGTCCTGGTTCAATGCCAACTCTGCCCAATGAAGAGGGAATAAAGGTCGAAATTCCTCCAACCTCTCAGTGAATGATTCGATTTGACACGTAATCATGGCTTACTGGTCCGAATGTCAACAATCATATGAATTCGTTCGGAATCACTGTTGTTCACAACTTCATGCTCGATCTTGTTGTTGAACCACCAAATGTCACCAGTCGCCATGTGAACCCATTCGTCGCCCGCCCGGAAATTCGACCCGGGGGCAGATTTCAACACGATATGAAATCGATCCCAGTATTCAGCGTGAACAGGGGTATCAGCATGGGGGAAGATCACACCACCCGGATTTAGTTTATTAATCATGACTCTGCCGAGCCGTTCACCATGAACAGCGGCCATCAAATTAAAAACCAATGGACGAGCTTCTGGCAAAGACTTAAACACTGGCTGATCATAATTCTCGTGCTGGTCGAAATTGGCCAGATGATTTTTCAGAGCTTCTTCGGTTTCATGAACACTTCGATCAGGAAACCGAAGAATGATCGATTCGGTGTGACCAAAAGGACCTTGAGGGTAGTCACGGAGGTATGTATCTTCCTTCCACACCCCGTGAGACTTCTCCAGTCGATGGATGGCCAGCAAAAGTGGTAATACTGACGCGTTCGATGCGATTTGGAGAAAATTCTTCATGATTATCCTTTGAAATAGTTTACTGTCGGCACGACAGTGTAAGTAATTCTGACAACATCCCCTCGCGATACGGGCAACACTGCAGTTGTCAGACCAGTCGTAACAAAAGTTCCATTCCGGCCAATTTCGATGAGAGATACGGTACCGCCCTGAACCACGATTTTACCATCATCAGGTACTATCGTGGAAGATGGGGAAGCCCCTATTGCCAGCACCTGGATAGCTGGCGGCTGGGACAACTTCGCTCTTTCTTCACCGATATGAGGCATTAAGAAACCTCACGACCAGAAGAGCGGATGGTGATTGCCGCTGCTGTACCTGCCAAAGTACTGATGAAATCGCCCGGATTCAGCACATGCCCAACAATCTCGGGGAAAGTGTACGTCTCCCCCGGTTGAAGAGTCTTGGCCGACACAATCGTATTCGAAGCTGAAGCCGCCCCCCCTGACTGAACCAGCTTGATTGTCAAAGTCGCGGCAGCAGCAGTGGTGTTCGTGCCTGTAAACTTGTCGATAATCGTCCGTGTGCCTCCAGGTGCCGTGTATTGGGTAGTTTCAGCGTTTTGTGCCTGAAGCGGAGTGAACAATGATTTCGCGGTGACTGTCATGGTGGTATTCCTTTAAATTAACTGGCCCTGTTTGATGGCGTCAAGCTCTTTTTGAACTTCAGCAAGAATATCTCGCTGTGCAGCCAACTCAGCGGTAAGGTTTTCAACTAACTGATAAATACTGTCAGGCGGGAGTTGGCTCAAACTTTGTTCGACTGAAAAAATCGTGGCGTTCGTCTCGCTCGTGCCCGCATCCTCGAAGAGCGACGCCCCCAAGTCTGATGTGCTTTGACCAAGAGTACCACCAACTCTTTCAAAAATCTGCTGGAAAAACAAGAACCACGGGCGAGTAAATGTCTCGACCCCCCGGTCATCCGTCATTGTGACAGGCTGACGGATCGATGGGAATTTAATACTTTCACTCATGATTTCCCCGACGTCACTTCGATATCGGCGTTAATCAGCACTCGTTTAACAGGATCAGTGATGGTCAGCCGGAAAACACGAGCACGACTTTTTCCTAATCGGCGGAAGACCACCTGTGCCATTCTTTCACCGAGCTTGCCCATCTTGGCCCTCAACTCATTGGACCATGTGTTCCCACCATCATTGGACCAGTCCAGCATCACTTCCGGATCAGAACCTTGACCACTGATTGTGCCGACTCCAACTTCCATATCCACCCACAGACGGCTGAAAAACACCCAATTGTTGTCATTGGCCATATATGGGGTCTGTCGGATAGCAGGGATCAAATCTCCATTATCAGTGTATACATCAAGGTCAAGCACATAGACATTGCCATTTTCCCAATCCCCGACCAAATTTTCTCCAGCGAACGCAATCTGGCAGTTAGAACGATGCCGATTCAAAGACGCATTTGCTGGATTCCTCCAAGCTCTTTCATGCCATTCATCAGTCGACGCATCATATACCCATGTGGCATTGGCTGTCGGAAAATTCAAGACATAGAAGCTGTGGCCTTCCTGTTGGTACGTATAACCAATAGCATCAGAAATGGTGGAGTATTGACCAATCGCGTACTCAATGGCATGAGTGCTAACTCGTTGCGGCTGATAGCCTTGAGCCCGCTGTACCATTCCCTGACCCCGCTCGTCGGCTGACAGCCAGTAAACTGTGTTATCAAGTTTGGCCGGGCTGAATTTAGCTGCGCAACCTTGTTCAATGAATGCGCCCTGAATTCGTTCGAAGGGAAAATCAGAATTTCCGCTATTGAAGAACACTTCGGTGCTAGTTTCTCCAAAAAGCCAGATTTCTCGGTGATCTACCAAGAGTGACAACAATAAATCGGGTGCGCCCTCAGCTGTGGCAAAATCTAGACTGTCAATGTCAGTTCCATACAATTGAGTGATCTGGAACTGGCCGGTATTCTTTTTGTTGAAGACAAAATATCCATCAATGAATTGTACGGTATCTGCCCCAACGAAGTCTGTGTCAGTAATCCCTGTCAACACCCCAGTTGTCGGGTTGAAAAAATACCCATACATGCCAGTGACAATCATGATGACTGTACCATTGCTGGCCATGATCGCTGGTGTTGACCCACTATCGATAACACCGACTAAATTGGAAACACCAGCAGGTGTGACGGTATATACATTCGAACCACTGACGACCACAGCGAGATTGGCAGTGAAACGAATCATGCCTCGGATGTACCCCCCGGCAAAATTCTTCCACAAACGAAGACCAGGAGTACCAAACAGTGCCGCGATGTTTTTACTCGTACCAGCCTTGCTTAATTCCGGATATAGATTGACCGTCCGCTGCGCGTCGAAAAACTTCGACCGAGTTCGGTAACTGCCGCCAATGAATCCAGGGAATTTCATATCAATACCCCCGTTGCCAGATGGCGGGGCCGTCCCCCGTAAGGACACTATCAAACGCCATCACCGGAGGGGTCATGTTCGCATTTTTGATGTTGCCTTTGCTATCTCGGGCAATAGTCGCGACATCAACTGCAGGGACCATACCATACTCAGCAGCCAAATGAACAGCAAGCGAGTACCGCAAAGCTTTTGCGTACCCCGGGGGGTAGATCAAAGTAGTCGCAAGCGTAGGAATTTGAGTCAAGATTCGACCACAGGATAATGTGATGGGAATTGCAGTCGAAGGGACTGGCCACAATGTGAGGAACCCAAGTGGGTTTTCATTGACATAGAGCATCTGCTCGATGATGGGCTGTTGTTGGGACTTGAGGGCGATTCGGTTATACGCCATCTGATCAACCACTTCAATTTGAAAGTCCACCCCACCGAACGTGCAGTAGCCCCCAAACACATTAACAGGCCGGTCAGTGTTGAAATTGCCCCCCGGCCCGACAGTATACAGTTTCTGCCCAGGGACAGTATTGAAAGTTTGATTGGAGAAACCCCAAACTGCGAGCCCCTCCAACGACCATCCTTCCAACACATCATTCAACGCGGTCAAACCGTCATTGGCTTCGTCAGCTGTAGGAGTCTCACCGGTTGCAATAGCGCCGATAAGGCGCATAGCCCCTTTGATCAGGTCCAGCGCAGTGGTCGGGCTTGGCATAGTGAGACTCCTTTTGCTTCAGATTACTTTTTGGCAGCGGCCTTGGGGGCAGCCGGGGCCGGTTCCTCGGAAGTATCCGAGAGAGCGCCCGCTACCTGGGCCGCTGCATCAGTGATCGAGCCCGACGCCGGGGCGACGGCTGCGGCAGCCGGGGCACTCGGAGCAGCCCCGATACCAGCGATGCGGGCCTCGACCTGGGCCATGAAAGCAGCCTTTTGGGCTTCGAATAGATCGCGTTCAGCTTGCAAGGTCGCGAGAGCCGCCGAAACATCTTCGATGGTCTTGGCTTCCGTCTTGGGGACTTCCGAACCCGGCAGGGGCTTCGGGGACCAGTCACGGGCCTTCAGATCATCTTCCTCTTCCTGGGAATGCACCAGAATTTGGCCGATATCTTTGCTTGGTTGGAACCAGCGCGGAAACTGACTCTTAGGTTGGAATACCTGGGCGAACGCTGCAGCAACGTCAACAGGCATGTTTTGATTCGACATGGTAATTTCCTTTAAAAGGAGAGTTGAAAATCAGTTCTGGATCACGAGGTAATTGAACGGAGTGATGCCGGTCGCAGCGGCATTCCCGGTGACGGTGAAGGAGCCCGCCGCCGCCGTCACACGCACGGAGGTCAAGGTAGCGTCCGCTCCACCCAACTGTACAAGCACGCTGCTATTGGCAGCGACTTGCGAGTTGGTAACGACGACGGTTGAACCCGCTGCGGCAAATGCTGCCCGCCCGTGCTGGACGTTTTGCGTGACGTTGCCCGGGGTTCCCGTTCCGTCCGTCAGCGCGGATTGCAAGCTGGTGGATCGAAGCGAGGTGAAGGAGCCTGTGCTGGGGGTCGTTGCGCCAACGGAGGTGGCGTTGATCGTTCCGCCAGTCACCGCCACGCCAGCAGAGTTGAATGGAACGTCAGTCAGCACCGGGGAAGCGCCAATCACGTACTCAACTTCGCCAGAAGTGGCAGCGACAACAACGACGACGCCAGGGGTGTAAGGCCCCAGCGTCACCGCTCCGTCCGACAACGTTTGGATCGGCCCACCAGCGCGGCCACCGGGGATGTTGACAGATGCTTTGGCGTTGCGGAAGGCCCCGATTCGGATGGACTGGCCTGCCGGGATCGTGACTGTTGCGTCTTGTCCCTGTTGAAGAAATGGCATGGGTGCCTCCAAAAGGGGCCGAAGCCCCGGGGTTGAACTTACGGGGCGGTCGTCAAACCACCGAACGGTCCCAGCTGAGCCCAGTCAATGGCCACCGCAGCGGTCGCCGCAGCGTTCAACGTGAACGTCACAGAACCCGCAGCGGGCGTGATCCGGGTGACATACAACGCTGTGCTGTCCGCTGCCGCATTGGACAACACAGCGACGAACTTCGACTCCGCGGTGAAGTTCGGGTTGCTCACCACCACAGAAGTGCCAGTTGCGGCAATACCAACACGGCCCATGGGCATTGTCGTGGAAATCGCGCCCGGAGTAACAGGACCAGCACTCAATGTGGCCAAGCCCGCCGCGATCAGTGATGCCTCAATTGCGGTAGAGAACTGGACGATGGTACCGGCAGCGTAACCGGCATAGGAACGAGAAAGCAGAACCATGGTGAAATTCCTTGAAGTTGAGAAAGAGCCCCCGAAGGGGCTTCGTCAATTACACCGCGTAGAGGCAGGCCAGTTCGGGGTAGGTGGCAGCCCAGCCGAACAGAACGTCCAAACGCATGATATAGTTGTCGTTCACACCATCGTAGAACTCCGTGACCTTGATGTTCATGCCCTTGTAGGACTGAACAGCCACATCGATCACGCCCTTGCCGCTCGGGGGAGCGTACATTGGAACCATCGCCAGCGTGAACGCATCCTTGTGGTAGGCCACGTTGGTGGAGTAGGAACCCGAAGCCGTGCCGAAGATCGTGAACGCAGCACCGTTGGTCGGCGAAGCGGTCACGTTCTGGAACGCGCCCGAAGTGACGATTGCCGGGGAAATCGGCAGGACCGTGGCAGCAGCAGCAACGTCAGCCGTCACCGTAAACTGCATCAGGGTACCGGTCGACTGGCGCGATTGGGGGTTGACCGCGAACACGCCGGGGAGCGTGACCTTGGTGCCCTTGGTGATCGTGCCACCCAGGCCGACAACGTTGATGTTCGAGCCGGTTTGGCCCGCGCCACTGATGTTGGTGCCCGTGACGGCTTGTGTGCCATTCGTGTGAACAGCAACGTTCTGGTCCATCGCGTAAGCGAGGCCCAGCGCGTCAACCAGCAGACCGGAACTGTATTGGTCCGACAGGGTTTTGTTGTTGTTGAACAGACCAGCGAAGCCTTGCACCATCGCGCCATTCAAGGCCGGGTTGGTGATCAGCGAGCGCATCTTATCGCGGGGTGCCGCCATTTCATCCAGACGCTGATTCAGCGTCGTGGCAGCAGCCAAGGCCAATGCTTGGGTGGTCGGCGGGGTGCCGGGGGTACCCAAACAGTTGAACGTAGCCACACGGGCGAGGTCCAGACCTTGACGATCGATTTCGTTCGCCACCGTAGCCATCGCAGCTTGGAGCTTTTGGCTCATTTGCTGCATCGACAGGGTGCGCTCGATACCGGTGAAGTTCAGGTCCGTACCGCCCTGTTGCAGGGTCAGCGGAACGGTGGACTCGGCAGTCGCTTGAGGTACAGCAACACGACCAGCGCGGTAGGTATAACGCGGTGGCTTTTTGATGTTGATGGTCTGACCCGGTGAGTAGCCACGGGATTGATTTTGGGTGAATTCAGCTTCCCAATCACGGTTCACACCGCTGGAGAAGCTGAGGATGTTTTCCAGGACCGCCAGGGCTTCTTTGGCGATGATGGAGCAGGTAACAAGACTGTTGGACATGATTTCCTCGAATGGAGTGGATTAGCGCCGATTGGCCCAACCCGCCCCTTGAGCCTTTCGAGCCGCAACATACTCGTCCATCGACATCTGCGAGAGGTCTTTGGAGGTAGCACGGCCTTGGGTCACAGGGCGGGGAGGCGTCGGAGCTTTGCTGACATTAGGTTGTGCAGCCGGGGCTGCAGTGGTTTGGGTCTGGCCGTTCGACGAGCTTGCCGTGATATCGAAAGCCGCTTCCAGCTTGCCGATTTCTTTGGCTGCTTGCTTTTCGGACATCCGATTCAGTTTGTCGGCAAGCTCAGGGTCCTTGGCCAGCTTGTAGGCCAGCGCGGGGCCGTGATCGCTGTCGAGCAGCAATTCACCAACGTGCGGAGCAATCGGAATGTCACTTTCACCCACGACTTCGTCGTAATCCTTCAGAACAGCCTTGGTGGCGTCTTGGCGTGCTTGCCAGTTCTTGGTCCGGTCCGCTTCTTGTTGGGCAGCAGTTTGCTGAGTGGACTTTTCCTCGATCTTGGTATTCACGGTAGCGAGGGCTTTTTCAACCGCTCGATCGGATTTCCAATCGGTCAGGGCTTCAACATACTCGTCATACGTCTTGAACTGATCAGCTGTCGGTTTTGCGGGGGCAGCCGCAGGGGCCGGAGTTTCGACAGTGGACTTGTTCGCACTTGCCTGAGCAACGCCGCGCCAATAGGCAGCTTCGCGCTCAGCTTCATGGCGCTTCCGGACAAGCTCATTGATTCGGGGCTGAATGGGCTTCTTGCCCGGTTGCCCTTCATTATCAACTTGACCTTCTTCACCAGTTTCTTCACGTTGGCCTTGTTCATTCTCCGTATTGGTATGCTCTTGCGAGCCGCCATTGTTGGCAGAGTTTTGAACTTCGGTGCCCGTGGTTTGGGTTTCAACTACTTCTTGGTTAGCGTCAGGCATGACGATTCTCCGGCCCTACATTTACTCGCCCGTAGGTAGGCTCTGCCCAATCTGCGTATTCTCCTCGCCTGGGTCCGGCGAAGTACGGTTTTCTTCAGTCATATCCTCAGAAGCGGCTCCATTGAGCGGCTCCGGGGGAGTGAGCTTCAAGAGCATGAATTCAATCCATCCCTTGATTTCTTCGACATCCTTCTTGGCGTCGGCACCGATTTCAGCCACCTTTTGATCAAACATACCCTTGATCTGGGCAATCTGTTCGTTCGACTCGGCCTTGATCTGTTCTTTGTCGATACCCGTCTTGAGACGTTGATTCTCCTGCTGCAGACCCTGAATCATTTGATTCATCTGGTCCAATCGCTGCTTGATTTCAGGAGGAAGCGGAGGAGGACCAGCTTTGGGGTCTTTCGGGTCGTACCGGATCTCAGGCGGGATCGTGCGCTCAATCCGTTGTGCAATCTCTTGCGCACCGGGCCAATCCATGGCCTTAACCACCTTGTCACCTGCGATGTCCATCAGCTTGGGCCACGATTGACCGAACTGAACCATTGCATCCGAAGCTTGCTGACGCATCGTGGTGTATGAAGGGCCAGTATCAACCACCACGCCATACTGCCCGACCGTGATGTCATTCAAAACCGTCTTGATCGCAGCGGTGTACTTGCCTTCCGATTTAGCTTGCTCTTCCTGTTGCAGCTGCTGAGCCTCTTCGGGCGACAGCCGCTTATTGATGGTCACCGGAACCACTTCGCCATCATCCCGCATGATTTTCACGACTCGCTCGGTGTCGTAGTAATGCGGGAACATATTGATCAAGCAGCGACCCACGTGCCGAAGGGTTCGAGTCAGCCCGTCTTGGTAGTGGAAATTGGCAATATTACCTTGCCGTTGTTGGGCGAGTTCTTGCTTGCCCGAAGTAGCATTTCCAGCTGCACCGAGCGACGAATCGAACAGACCAGTAGTGGCCTTGATATTATCATTCGCATGCATGGCCATCGTGAGCATCCCACTTGGGATGTCAGCCATTGCTTGGCGTTGCGGCGGAGGCGCAAGCTGGCCATCGACCGTGGTGGGCTTATATTGGAGGTATGCGAAGCTACGTACATTCGCTTGCATCCACTCGTTCTCGTGGCCCTCGAACTGGCCTTCAGCCCCGATGAACGGGGTCTTCGGACGCATAGCCACTTCTTCAGTGGCCGAAGTCATCCAGAAGTCATACATCAGTTGCGGGTCGCGGGCGTTGCGAATCAGACCGCTGCGAATGACCTTGCCGTCGATGTCCAATTCCGAACCGTAGACCGGGAACACCGGAATCCAGTTGCACATGATTTCTGTGCGCTCCAAGATTTCATGAGCGGTCAACTTGTACCACATCACTTTCTTCTTGAAGCTGCGGCGCTTGTTCACTTCCGTGATACCGGCGGCTTTCAGATGCTCGGCGGAAGGCATTTCATCGCGCCAAAACACCCCACCGTCCGACAACATCACCAGTTCGGCGGGTTCCCGTTCAATCCGGTAGAACTCGGCCACTCGAATATAATCCTGGGCCAGCCAATTGACCGTGAAACCAGTCGCCCCGTTGACCGCGAGACTGTCCGAAGTGGCCGAAGCCTCCGGATATTCTTGCTTAAATAGTTTGCGATCCATCTTCACATGGATTATGCAGCGTTGTTGGTCCGAGCCGTCCGGTTCCGTGCTTCCGGGATCGAAAGCCACCGTGAATGGGTTCCGGATGCGCTTGTACTTCAGGTCTTGATAGAACGACTTCTCATCACAATATTCCGGCATCACCCGGAAATACCCGAAGCCAATCGCAGCAGCCGCGTTCACGGCGGTGTCGGTAGCGACTTCAGCATTCGAGTCATACTCGATATGCTTGATCATCCCTTGAATCACTTCAGCGGTCTGGATGTCAGCACCCGATCCAACAGGGCTTACCTTGATGCTGGCGCGGTTCTGACGCTGCTCATTCGTGACTTGGTTCAGGAACGTGGGGAGCTTGTTGACCGTCAAGCAAGGGCGACCATCCAGTTCACGTTGACGCTTCTGCTTTTCGGGCCAGTGATTGCCTGCCAAATATTGTAGATCGACCAGACCTTCCTTGAAATTGTCTCCGTCAGCCAGAGCGCACAACTCCAGGTAATCACGAGCATCCGCGATGATTTCCGCATCGGTTTGCGATGAATCTGGGGTTTCGTCGGTCACATCCAAGCCGTTATCAGTCATGGCGCACACTCTCAATCACTGCTTGGGTCATCGGGGCCAGCCGCAAACCCACTCGCGGGGTCGCGCCGGGGGCTCTTGCAAGCAGTTTGGGCTCGTGTTGGATCACTTGGAACCCGAAAGTGGCGCAGTACCACGCTTCGAGTTCATCTTGGGGCAGGTAAGCCTCTTCGGACTCGAAGTAGGGCTTCGCAAAAAGCACCAAAGTGACGCCCGCGATATCCGCCTCACGGCAAATGGAATGCATGAGCGATGTCGCAAAACCCCGATTGCGGTGCTTGGGGTCTGTCCACAACTTGAAAACTTCGCGAGTGCCCGCTCGCATGTGTTCCGGAAGCGCTTCGCAAATCCGGACATGGCAGGAAGCCCCACCAACTCGACGGAAGCCCGGCTCCATGGGCTTAGACTTCATGGTAATTTCCTTTCTGGTTGTTTTCCAGGCCCGAAATCACACGAGTGTTCGCGCCGACATGAAGCCCGCAGACATTTTCACCTTTGAGAGGCACGATGTGATCAACTACAGCATCGACCCCATTGTCTCGACACACTTTCGCGATCGCATAGTTGCAAGCAAGAATTTGTCGATCCCACCATCCGAAGTCTTTGGTAGCCTTTTCGGACACCAGCTGATTTCGAATCCGGGCACGAATAACTGCTTTCGCGGCCTGCTCCGGACGAGTGTTGAACTCCTTCATATACTCTTTGTGAACGAGTCCTTGCCGATACGCCCGACGATAATCCTGATGACAGCCAACACACCCACGGTTGTTTTTCCGGCGCAGCCCGTTCAATTCGGGGTGACTACCGCAAACAATCCCGAGGTACTGGGTATCTTTGATGATCAGCCCAACCATGCCGCGCCCTCGAATTGCGGCCTTTCGACCGGTTCGACATTCTTTTTGCCCGACACGACACCTGGGAACAATTCCGTCAATGCCCAGAACAACGCATCGGCGCGGTTCGGAGAATTCGGACCCAGGTACCCAACGGTCGAGAATGCCGTCAATTCGTCTTCGAGGGGTTGAAAGACCCCTACATGACGAATCTTGCCTTGTTCATACAGCGCTGAGAACGGTTCAGCGCGAACTACCTTGCCGCGAGTGGCTGTCACCATCTTAAACGGTGTACGCGGGCGCGAGGTCATAATCACGTGCTTGACCATCGCACCGCCGTAATTCACTTCACCGACCATGATATCAGCTTCGTGACGTTCGAACGCACTCGTTGCGATCTTCCCCCAAACGGCGGGGCCCGCTTTGCAAGTGGGGTCTTCCAGCACGTATGCGATGCCATCCACTCCAAGCCCCGCGACCATGATACCAATTGCGTCGTTGTCCGCGTTGTCACGATCACCGCTACCCGATGGGTCGACTGCGACAACGATACGTTGCATGTCGGGTAGCTTACCGTCCAGGACACGCCACTTGTCAATAGTCTCATCAGTAAAGAGAGCATTTGGGGTGGCGTCCGCAAAATCACCATCACGAAAGCGTTTGCGCATACGGGCCGACAAGGCCCCAAGGGTGTCCAAGTACCCAGCCGTCAGATTCTCCCGATTATCTTCCGGGTTCATCTTGAAGTATGCGTAATCACTCGGGTTCGGCAATGGTTGCCGTGTTTCAGGGTCTTGCTTCTGAATGAACTCCCGGTAAGTCCAGTGGTTCTTGTTAGTGGGT